CCCAAAAATAGCTCCGGAGGGACTTTTCCATCAATGTTTCTGCTCCGGAGGTCTTGAGAAGTGGCATGGAAGGAGGTCTAAACTGTGCCAGCCAGGCGAAGAAGTACCCCGCAACAATCGGGCGCCCCTCGTCCACCGGCCAGAACGCCGCAAGAGCGTGAGAATGAGCTCATCGATGCGGCGGTAGATCTTGTGCATCGCCAAATTCAAGAGGGAACCGCCTCGTCGATGGTTCTGACGCACTACTTGAAGCTCGGTTCGTCGCGAGAACGGCTCGAGCAAACTCGTCTGGAGCATGAGATCGAGCTTGCGAAGACTAAACGCGAGCAGCTGATCTCCGAGATGCAAATGGGCGAGCTTATCCAAGAGGCTTTGAAGGCCATGCGGACGTACAGCGGTCAACCAGCCGAGGTTGAAGACACAGAGTACGACGAGTACTGAGATGCGAACGTATTCAGAGCTGATCGAGTTCGATACGTTCGAAGATCGGTACAGATACTTGCGGATCAATGGGCAAGTCGGCTGTGAGACGTTCGGCCATAACCGCTGGATCAACCAGCGCTTCTACACATCTCGAGAATGGCGTTGTCTCCGTCGTGATGCCATCGTTCGCGACCAAGGTTGTGATTTGGGGATCCCCGGTCGTGAGATCCATTCGGGTTTGATCGTACATCACATGAATCCGATCACGCAAAGGGACCTCGAGTACGGTACTTCCGTTGCGCTTGATCTGGACAACTTAATCTGCACCACACTTAGGACGCACAACGCCATTCACTTCGGAGATGAAAGTCTGCTGCTGACAGAATTCATCCCCCGAAAGCCTGGCGATACAAAACTTTGGTGAAGGAGACACTATGGCTACCACCAAGAAGGCTTCGGACGGCGAGCAGAGCTCGAACGTCACCGAGGTCAACACGGACGAGGCCGTCACCGCAGCGGTCCAGAACCCGGAGCCTGAGGCGCCCACCGTTCAGGGCAAGTCCACCGGCGAACTCGCGAACGACGTCCTGCACGGGCGTTTCGGCGACTTCAACGTGGTCCGCGAGAACCTCGACAACGCCGGTGCCGACTCCTCCGCCGTCCTGACGGTCGTCAACGAGCGACTGAGCCGCGGCGCTCCGGCTTCCTACCGGCCGAACGTCTCGCAGGTCCTCGACTCCGCCCGCCGCGGCGAGTGGGGCGCCAAGAACGTCGCCCTGCGGGTCCGTGCCGCCGGGTACAGCGAGGCCGACGCGCTCCACGTGGAGTCGTCGCTCAACCAGGAGAGCTGACCATGACCACCATCGCCTACGACAGGCCTGTCAAGGATCTCATTGCGGGCCTGAGTGCGACCGGCCACGTCAATCACCAGTCGTACACGAAGACGATGGTGACGATCCACCACAACGCCGGTGTCCTCAGTCACGAGGACGTGCTGAACGCCTGGAAGACCCGTGAGGCATCAGCGCATTTCGATGTCGATCGCGTTGGCGGCGTGGCCCAGTACGTGGATGTCAATGAGTACGCCTGGGCATGCGGTAACACGGTCGGCAATCAGACATCCATCTCCATCGAGATGTCCAATTCCGCGACCGGCGGCAATTGGCCTGTCGCCGAGACGACGTGGCACGAGGCCGCTCGTCTCGCTGGGTGGCTGTTTGCTCACGTGATCGGAACGAGGCCCAACTCGAGCAACCTCGTGCCACATCACCACTGGTACGCGACGTCATGCGCTGGCCCCTACGTGGACAGCGTGTTCGGTCAGCTGATTTCGCTCGCTCAGCAGGCCTACGATTCCTTCGTGAGCGGCGGAACAGGAGACAGCATGGACGAGCAGAGCATCATCAACGCGCTTCTCGATACCCCCATCAACCGACAGGGCGTGGACGAGAACAACAAGGCGAAGACGGGCGCAACGAGCCTGCGCTCGATCATCTCCTACATGGACGCCGGTTGGGCCCTTCCGGCCCGGGTGACGCTGCCGGTTCTCAACACGTTGGTCGCTCAGGTGAAGACCCTCTCCGACGAGGTGGCGGCCCTCAAGGAGAGCAACAACACGGCCGGCGGCCTGGCGCACGTCAAGATCGAGGGCGACTTTCCGTTCACTCCGTCGTCCTGACCTTCTCGGTCAAAATGGTAGCCCAGGGAGGTGAGCCATGATCGACAGCATTCTTGATAGTGTGAAGAAGGTGCTCGGTTTACCTTCGGATCACCACGAGTTCGATGAAGACATCATCATGCACATCAACTCGGCGTTCAGTACGTTGCATCAGTTGGGCGTAGGGCCCGTGCAGGGTTTCGAGATCACTGACAACACTGGGTTGTGGTCCACCTTCCTGGGCGGAAGTCTTCCGCAGAACAACATCCGGTCGTACATGTACCTCTCCGTCCGGATGTTGTTCGACCCGCCTACCACGGGCTACCACGTCGAGGCGATGAAGGCAAAGATCAGCGAGCTCGAGTGGCGCATCAACGTGCAGCGCGAAGGCATCGCTTGGGTTGATCCAGATCCGTCCCCGGACATCGAGGTTCTTGACGGAGGTAGCCCGTGAAAAGTTTCGTCTTCCAGATGAAGCGAGGCTTGGCCTCCGAATGGGCTGCCAAGAACCCCGTCCTGCGAGACGGCGAGATCGGTGTCATCACGGACACCATGCAGTTTGTGATCGGCAACGGCGTCAGCACCTACTCGATCCTTCCGGTGTTCGACAACCACAATCGCATTGCTCAGATGATTGCTGACGCGGTGATCGAGGGCGTTCCGGGACCTCCTGGGCCGGCCGGTCCTACTGGCGCCACTGGAGCAACCGGAGCCACGGGTCCCACTGGTGCTACCGGTGCAGCAGGTGCGACTGGTCCTCAAGGTCCGAAGGGGGACAAGGGTGATACTGGAGCGACTGGCCCGACTGGTCCTGCTGGCGCTGACGGCACGGACTACACTGGTCCAAAAATCACCGTCGCGACCTCGGCACCTTCGACTCCTGCAGTCGGAGACGTCTGGATCGACACGAGCTCATGAGTTTGTACGGGGCTTCGACCGAGTCGTGCCACCTCAGCATTTCTGCCCCCTCTGCTGGTGGCGTTGGATCCGGAGCGTATACCGCAGCGGCTCTCTTCATGCCGAATCTGTTCGGTGGATCCGCTACCATCTGGCAAGGGTACGACGCGACGAACTTCAGCCACCGTGGTTTGTACGTCGACGGTGACATGTGGTGTTTGAATGAGCAAGCGGATACGAATATTCCATCCTTCGGCAATCCGCAGCAATGGTACTGGCTCGTTGTATCCAAAGGATCTGTGACAGAAGCACCGCGGGCGCACTGGGCTGTCTATGACGGAACCAATCCCATGTCATGGACACACCTTGACGCGTTGACAACTCAAGCGGCACGGCCGGACGTCACGCGTCTGTGTTTGGGTGATGAATTCGGTGCAGCGTTCAAGGGGAATATCGCCTGTCTTACTGCCTTCACTACAAAGCTGACCGATTCGGCGATCGTCGCGTTGTTTTCTCGAAGCTCTGCAGATATTCTTGCGGCTACTCCACAGTTCTTTGCTCATTGGCCGCAAGCGGACGGTGTGGGTTCAGCATTTCACGACATCGCTGGGGGCGGCGTTGAAACTGTTCGGTCCGGAAACTGGGCCGTCTCGGCGGATCCTCCTAGTTTCAATTTTGCTCTTGGCAGGAGCGGTAAACCCAAGGTCTGGAATGGCTCAAGTTGGGGTCAGCATACTGCCAAAGTGTACTCCGGGAGTACATGGGATCCGCATAAAATGAATGGAGCCACAGCAGGTGGCTGGATCACGTCGAAGTGAGAGGAGGTGGACGTGACCGACGTGGATGACATCCTCGCGCACTTCGGCGTCAAGGGTATGAAGTGGGGCGTGCATCGTAAGAGCTCAGTTCCAGCTTCGAGTGACGCTCAGAAATCGTTGGACATTCGAGCGAAGGCCAAGAAAGGAAAGGCCCGATCGCTGACCAACGAAGAACTGCAGACTGCGATCAATCGCATGAACCTCGAGCAGCAGTTCAAGCGTCTCGCCGTCAACGAGAGGCCTCCTGTCCAGCGATGGATCGCTTCGACGTTGTTGGAGGTCGGTAAGCGCGAGGTTCAGACAGCCATTGCGAAGAAGGTCACGACGACCATCGCCAAGAAGGTCGCGACGGGCGGTGCAGCGTGACGAGTATTGAGCCCGACTACATGATCGCATTTCTTCCGTCCGATGGTTCGTGGTGTCAGCAGGATTTTCCTCACATGACATTGGTGTGGGGGCCGATAGGCAATCGCGCGGACAGCCAGTTCAACGATCTGGTCAAGGATGCCATTTCCGCATCTCGAATCACGGGCGCGTTCAGTCTTCCGGTCACGGGCCTACAGGAACTGGGTGACCCGCCCGTTGACGCACTGATGTTCTATCCGACTCCGCAGCTGCTGTTGGCCTACAACATCGTCCAGCAGTGGAATGGTTCGCAATTCCCGAACTATCTACCGCACGCGACGATCGGTCCGGCAGGGTCTGCGAGCCAGATGACGATGCCACAGAACGTGTGGCCTGATGTGAACGGAAATACGCCGAGC